GATGGAATTGTAATGCAGGTTATCAAGGTATTATTATACGTGAACCTGATGGCAGTATAAAACGTTCCTATAGTTGTCATGACGTGCCTTTGGGAAATATAGAAACAGGATTTAAATTGTTTGATAAAGCAATGCCCTGTATTACAAATAGTTGTGTAAGTAGTGCAGATAGTAAGATACCTAAAAGGAAAGTAAATCAGTAAAATCTAGGTATATATAATGAAAGGAATAAAATATGACTGACATAGCCGAAAGAGTAAAAAAAGTTATAAAGGAATCATTAGCTAAAGATTCAGTGACTGAATCATCTAATTTTATAGACGACTTAGGCGCCGATAGTCTTGATGTCGTAGAGATTGTAATGGATTTAGAAGAGGAATTTGGCATAACAATTGAAGATACTGATGCCGAACATATAAGAACTGTAGGCGATGCTATTGAATTTTTGGAAAAAATATTAAATACATAATATAGGACAATAAATGATCAAATATTCTCATGCTATTTTTATTTTACAAATAATTGCTTATTGTAGTATTATACCAATGTTGTTATATGCAGATTGGTATCATTATATTATAGCAATTTTAATTTATTTTTTAAATGGTTGTTTAGGAATGATAATGGGATATCATAGACTTGTCACTCATAGAAGTTTTGAAGCACCGGTATGGTTTGAAAAAATGATTGTATTGTTTGCTACAATTGGTTTAACTGGACCTGCTATTGATTGGGTAGCAATACACAAAGCGCATCACAGATATGCTGATACAGAAAAAGATCCACACTCCCCAGATTATTTAGGAAAATTTAGAGTGCATTTTTTGACTATGTTTGCAAACGTTAATCCAAAATATGCAGGCCGCATTCTCAAAAATACATTTTATAGGTTTCAGCGCAAATATTATTTTTTAATCAATATATTGTATGCTGTATGTCTTTATGCTGTTGACCCGTTTGCTGTAATTTATGCTTGGTTATTTCCTGCTGCATTAGTGATAGGGTTTGGCACAGCTATCTTGAGCACTTCGCACAGGAAAAACAAGCCGCATAATGATTTTATATTAGCAATATTGACTTGGGGTGATGCATTCCATGAGGAGCATCACGATCATCCTAATAAAGCAAGATTACACAAATGGGATATCACAGGAATAATTATTGAAACTTTTTTCAAAACTAAATACACAACAAAAGATGCAAATTGAGGATATATGGGCTGGAAAGGCATAGGAATCAAACCTAATCAGTTGTCTTTTTGGCAGATAGATTATGCAATAAGATACGGCATACTTTTTAAAAACTTAGAGGAATTAGATGAATACCTGGAAAAAAAGAACCGAATTACCTGTATACAAACAGCTTAAACAATTTCAGTTTGATCCAAAACTGTTAGTGGAAGCATATGAAGAATTTACTTCAAATAAAGTCTGGGACGGGCTGGGTAACGAATATTCGAACATGTGCAAAACATATACTAATTTACCAAGTATGTTTTTTCCAGAAGACGAGTTAAAGGGTGTAACTTGTATTACCGAATTAGATTTTGAACAAACAAGCTATAAGCAAATTAGTTTGGTAGGATTTGATGAGAATTACAATTTATCTCAACGCAAAGAAAAATCAGGAACACGATGGGATAATCAAATTGCAAAAAACAACCCAAAAGCTGATGAAAGATTTTTTAGGAAGCGCAAAGATGATGTGCCAGAATATTTTAATTATGTATTAGACACTATTGGTAGAGATGTTGTTCACCGCACACGATTTGCAAATTTAATGCCCAAATCGTCAATTGATCCACATATTGATTATAATACAGAATATGGTGTTAGACTGCATATACCTATTATAACAAATGATGGTTGCACTTTTGGAGGAATAGATCCAACTACTGGTGAAACAAAGGAAAGACATTTTCCAGCAGATGGTAGTGTATGGTTTATCAATCCAGGAGTAAAGCATTGGGCAACTAACGACGGTGATGAAGAAAGAATACATTTAATTGTAAGTGTAGATAGTCAGGAGATTTTAAATGATTAAAGGTGCAATAGGATCGGGAACAATGACGCCATTAGTTTGGCGCATAAAAGCATTGAATATAAGTTTTCTTATTGGAGTGTTAAGTATTCCTTTTTTCTTTTCTTGGAACTGGTTACTTATAGGATTGTTTGTAACATTTTGGTTTGAGGTCCTTGTAGGTAATGGATATTGTCACAGGTATTATGGCCATAAAACTTACGAGCCAAAACCTTGGTTGAAACCGATACTAGACTTTTTAGTGCATTACCAGGGATTTGGAAGTTTATTAACATGGAAAGCGTATCATATCAGACATCATGAGTTTAGTGATGAAGCAGAGGATAGTCATAATCCTCAACATGGAATAAAATATATCTTTAGTGGCGCTTGGGGACAGTTACCAAAAGAATACTACGCTGAACAATTAAAGGATCCTGTCTTAGTTTGGTATCATAGGAATTATTGGAAAATGCATGTGGCTATTAGTATATTCTGGTTAAGTTTAGGATCTATATTAGCTGGAGGATTTGATCCTAGATTTTGGATTTTCTTGTATGCTATGCCTGGTTTATATGCTGTGGTAAGTGCATATGTTTTAATCTACGGACCTCACGTAGATGGAGAACCTGTTGACCGTTGGTGGCTAGATTTTTATACATTTGGCGAAGGTAATCATTTGTATCATCACATATATCCGTGGAGTTATCGCTTCGGTAAATGGGACATTACAGGCTTTTTAATAGAAAAATTAACTATGAAAAAAGATCCTGAAAAAATAGCAGCAGTGAGACAATCATGGATAGACCATTGGGGATATGAAAATGGATATGGACAAGCGTATAAAAAAGCACCTAAATGATGTTTATACAAATTTAGAAGGCAACCCTACTGATTTTTTAATACCAGTTCCATCTTTAGATGCATACATAAGTTCAAATGATTTTATATCTGTATACAATGAAGTGACTACAGATAAAAAAGACAGATACGCATATGGACACAAAATATATGCTGACGATTTTCCTGTGTTTGATAGATTACGTGAAGCTTATCCTGCTTTTAAAGATTATTTCTTTTTTCTCAAAACAAATAGAGTAGTAAAAACATATCCTATACATATTGATGGTCCTGGCGAATTTGATTCTAAAGCAGGCGTAAACTGGCCTTTAATAAATTGCGATGAGCAAAGTGATACAGTGTGGTATGAGCCTGAGGAGCATGATTTTTACTATCATGAAGTCCAAAATAGTATATTTTTAAAAGATAATGTAAAAACAAAAGAAATATATAAATTTCATTTTGTTGATCATACACCTCATTTGTTTCGCGGCGATGTGTGGCATACTGGCATAAACCATAAACATCAAAGAGAATTTAGAGTAATGGTTAAGTGGGAGCTCACTGTAAATAATTGGCAAGAGGCGCAAAATGCACTTTTTATTGCCTAATGACAAAGAAGTAACTGATTTCCGTGCTAGACTATATGAAGAAGATTTTGGTATATCTGCATCGTATTTAAGCAAATTTCAATACAAGAGCGATTACGATGACGAATTTGCTGGGCATAAAGATTTAGAAGATATTTACAAATATAGTGATATAAAATATTTAAACAGTGGCATTGAACAAGTTTTGATGACTGAAGATAGAACAATGATATCTGGCGGAACCTTCTTTGACGGAGAGTATTATCGTGCAGGACATTTAGTATACTGTTTGAAAAATTATCGAAAGCAAAACTACAGTTGGATGTATCAGGACTTTGGTGCATTATACGGTCATATTAAAAGAGCAATAGAATTAAATATTCCTAAGGTAATAATGTGTCACTGGCCGCATAACTCTCGTATAAGAGCAAACATAGAAAACCACAAAAGAAAACTTATTGGAAGGCACTTGCATTATTTTATGCAAATGGAGCATTTAGGTGCCTGGAATGTTAATGAGGTAGAGCAAGAAGTTTTTGTTTATGATATTCCTAAACGTTTTAAGGAAATTGAAAAATTCACAATGACTGAAAATATTTTACCAATGGGAGAATATGAAACTTTACCGGTTACTTCTAAATATGGTAATACTCCCGAAAAATATGGATGTGTTGTAAAATTAAATATTGACCCAATTGATCATGAACAAATTCGTCACGACATGCATACGTTTAAAGAAACAAAAAAACATTATTTTCAAGAACGGTTGGATATATATAAAGTTCCGCCTAGTGTAGCGGCGAATTACCTCAAATACGTAGGATTTTCGGGAGAAACCTATGATAGCACAGGTTTAAATATCACTGGCACAGCAGAGCTTGACCCTAATATACCTAATAGTATTTTAGAGGCATACAGTAAAGTTCAATCTAAATTGTTTAGGCAAAATTTTGTAGTTGCAATGAACGGATGGAATACAAAATGGCATAGAGATCATTCCACACCATTAATGCATGGATTTAGATTAATGATACCGATTGATCCTGTTGTTATGTATTTTAGAACTGGAAAAGTAGAATTGCAGCCAGGACATTATTATTTTGTTAATAATAGTTTAGAACACAAAGGATCATTGCCAGATGGATACGAAAGAAGAGCAAATCTAATGGCACAAATGGATAGCGATATTGATATTTTAAATGGTGATATTATTTTATAATATCATCCACGATCAAATCTTTGTGCATTTTTAAAAGTGATTGCATTCTTAATAGTAATACCTTGTTTGACTGTGGTGTTTCTTCTCGGAAAAGTAGTTTGTTGGATTTTTGTTCCATCTTGATAGCCTACTTTTGCTGAGCCGCCTTCTAAACTATTATAATCATTCCAGTTACTATCTGTAGAACTAGTAGATTCTGTTCCTGGATAAAAATCGCTAGAGTCTTGATTATCTAAAGAGTTTATATATGAAAGAACATCAGTATAAGTCCAGTTTCTATTCAGGCCTACAAGAGTAGAAATAAAACCTGCTGCAACAGGACAGGCAGCACTTGTTCCGCTGAAAGCACAATCTTCTGGCACACCCGAACCACTACCACTGTCGGCTGTGAAGCCAGGGTATACATCAGGATAGCGTCCTTCGCTAGTATAAGCTCTGTTTGCAGCTAATGTTCCATCTGCAGGCATGTAAAAATCAATACCATTGCCTCTATCACTGTAATTTACTTTACGCTCTCTATTACCTGAGCTAGTATCATAATCATCGTCTAGCGCACCTATGTTAATAGTTTTGTAAGAAACAGGAGCACTGATAACAGTAATGGTTCCGTTCATGCCGTTATGCGCACTACATTGGTAATAGTAAATACCTACATCGGTAGGTGTCCAACTTATTGTTGCACCACTATTAGCACCTTGCCCTGTTGCACCTGTAACTTGATCTCCTGTGCCAGTGCCTTGCACAGTTTTGAAATACATTGGATGACTTGCACTTGCATTGTTGGTAATAGCAATTGTATCGCCAGCAGCTATCCTTATATCTGCATTATCGCCTGCAACAGAACCATCTCTATCATTGCCGTTACTCAATGTATATGCAACACTGCCGTTGTTTGTTGCATCAAGAGTGTATGATGCAGTAGGACCTGTGGTTTTGCCACCTTGTTGCGGAAAGCCTCGTCTGTTAGTAGATCCTGTTACTTCTACGCTAAATTCTGTAAAACTACTTTCTTCTAGTGTGTCTGTATTATTACTTGCGATATAATTATCGAAATCTTGGTGTCCCCAGTTAGTTTGTTTCTGATTACTGTTTCCAGCAGCACATACGAATAACACACCACTATCTATGAGTTCATCTAGGGCTGTAGTTAGCGAGTTGGTTTTCATTTCGCTTTTCCAACGCCCTAAATCGCCTGTGACACCCATGTTAGAAATAAATTCTGGTTCGTCGCCTGTGCCGCCATATGCCACTGGATCAGCGCCTCTAAAGTGGTAATATACTCCACCTTTGTTTGCTCTATATCCCCAGCTATTTGAACTTACTGTAGGATCTTGTGTTTTGTATTTTGAATTAATTGGTTTTGACTGATGGAAGATTTTTTGCATATCAAATCCGGGTTCAATATCAGCACCGCTGGCTCCATACAAGTTTAATACCCACTTATTAGCATTGTATGCCCATCCTTGCGTTCTGCCGTATGTAAGTGCCATACAAGGGGTGCAGTGGGTGCCTACAGCGCTCTGTGCAGTGTTGCTACCGTTACAAGTAGATCTTGTATATGCAGAATCTATAGTCGCTGTAGTGCCTACGCTAGGATGTCTTGCATTAAATTCGCTACTGCGATTGCTTGTGCTACTCCACCATCCTCTTGCAAAACTTTCTACAGGAACAGTTGTGCCGTCCCAACGTGTTGTCAATCTATTGCCTGCATCAGCATCAAAGTATTCTGGATCTAAATAATATGGTGCATCTAAACACAAGTCTAATACATCGCACGTTCCGTTGCCTGGTAATTTGTTTCCGCCTGTATAGTCCGCTGGTGCAACACTATTTGAACAATTGTTTTGAAATTCAGGATGCCCTATCCATCCACCCCCGTCGTCTGCAACAATTACGTCTACATCTCTACCGTCAGCATATTGCGATATATTACTAGGGTAAACATAATTATCTGCTTGTGAATTATCTACCCACGGGTCTAGCTTTTGCATTGGACGAAGCAATTGATATCCTGTTCTGTTTATATCTGTTGCATCTGGTGTGCCTGGTAGTGTGTTTGATGTTTCAAACTCTCTATAGTTTTTGACTGTTCCTGCATATCGTTCTAAAATTTCTGCAGGAGTTGACTGTAACTCTTCTGGTGGCGGTTTATAAGTTTCGGGGTAACTTGTATAGTCGATGTTTATCCATTTTATACGTGCATCTGCTTTTAAAGCCGTTGCTTCTTCGTCTGTTAAAAGAAAAATACCTCTTGTAGGACTGCCTTCTTTATCGTCTGTGCAAGTGCAAGCTCTGTCGGGTATATTTGCTATTCCATCTGTTGCACCGCATAAATCGTCGTGTATTGCTTGCCATTGTTCGGCAGTGTGTGTTCCTAACTGGTAATATTTTTCAGCCATGCTGTTCCCTTAAACTATTGGACTTGTATCTAATCTTACCCAAGAACCGTTTTGGTATACTTGGTATCTGTTGTCATCTGTGTTGTATATCATATCACCATTTTCAGCACTTAATGCATCTCTTTGTGCATCTGTCAAGTTTGCTAATTTAAACGGTGATTGTGTAACTTCTACTCTTGTGCCTGCTGTAAGTAAAATATCTGTAGCTGACTCAAGTTCAGGAGTTCCTGCACCGGATGTGATAATGTTTTCTACTTCGATTGTATCTGCTGTAATTTTGTTTGTAACAGTAAGATTATTTTCGACTGTAAGATCACTACTGATCAGCATTGAAGGTGTAATGGTAATTTGGCTACTGTCACTTGTATCTAAGACACTGCCTGTAAATGTGAACGACCCTACATCTGCTGTAGTAATTGCATCTGTAATTCCATATCCTGCTACAGTAGTAGGTGTTCCTGTAAGCGAACTAAATGCTCCGTCGAACAATGTAGGAGTTCCTGTAAGATCGCCATATGCACCACTTGTAGCCACTGCGGCTAGTGTAGGTGTGTTTGTATGGTTATTGTAATCTAAGTAGTATGATGGATATTGTCCATCAAGTGTAACTGCGTCACTGGCAGGAGCAGGTGCTGCACTACCTCCAGATACATATGCTGTATATGCTGTTCCGTCTACAGTGCTGGTCAAACCTGCATCACTGTAAAGTGCAAAGGTATCAAGTGTTAAAGTATCAACAAAATAGCTGTTACCGTTTAGCTCTGTCATACCAACAACATCAGTAATAGTTACTTTCTGTCCATCACCAAAACCGTGTGCTGCACTTGTTGTTACAACAACCGGATTTGCTTGTGTAGCGCCGCTAACCGTCGCTGCACTACCGCCTGAGCCTTGTAAATCTGCACTAGCAATCCAGCTAGCACCATCAAATTTTAACACATCGCCTACTGATGCAGTTCCTGCACCTAGCACTGCATATGGAATTTCGCCATTTACACCATCTACTAAAATTGTGCTATCATCTGCTACAAGTGTTCCTTTGTAATTTCCTACGAAACTAGGCGCTGTGACAGTGCCAGTAAATACTCCGCCGCCCCTTACATCTAGTGTCTGAGCTGGAGTCTGGGTGCCTAAACCTAATTTTTCATCTCTCCATATCATAGTTGATGATTCAGGAAAAGCACTAGTTGAATCAGAATAAAAAACTATAAAATCATTACCACCATTTATACCTGCAGTGGTTACAGCACCATTTAAATCTTCTCTTCCAAAATATATACTACCATATTGTAGAGGATCTGCAGAAATATCGCCAGCCGATCTACGCATAAGATCAAGTGCTGCGAAGCCATCATCTGAATATACATTAATATTGTAGTTGCCTGTGTTAGCATTATCTATTGATATGTCACCCTCGCCTTCCATAAAGGCTACGTTAAAATGTTTTGTTGCAGCATTTACAAGAACAGTAGTATCTGTAGCCACCAAATTACCAACTACCTGTCCTTGAAATTCACCTGTAGCGATAACATTTACACCTTCAATATTGGATTCACTTGATATACTACCTGTAAGATCAATATCTCCAGGGCCGGCTAATATTGTTCCTGTATCTAGATATATGTCATTTGTAAATGTAGATTGTATATCAGTAAGTGATAGAACAGTTCCTGTTGCTGTAGATTCGATGCCTGTTATGCTGCCACCACCGCCGGAGCCGTTACCAACTGCTATTCCTCCTATAGAGCCGCCTTCGCTTTGTAGGCCATTACCTACAAATACTTGTTCAAGGTCTATATCATAGACTAGTTCGCCTTCTTCAAAGTAAAGCTGGGTTCTATCAGCTGTGCTTCCTCGTTTCAGTCGCAATGCCATATCAAATTTCTCCTACAGTGGTGTTTTATATATTTATCACTATTAGAGATTTATCAAAACTTATCAATACAAAAAACAAGATGAACTCTATTGTTTTTGCTGGCATTGATAGCTGTATGTGGTTGTCTAGTGTCAACTATATATGTTTTTCCAAAAGGCAATCTAAATACCTTATCTTTGATAACCATAAAGCAATCATCGTTTGTATATATAGGAATATGCAATCTTGGAGAAGGATCTTTGTGCATAGTCAAACAGGTTTTGTAAATACTTTTCATAAATCTGCCTCTATACACATTATAACCTGCGTTTTTAATTTTTTCTATAATGGTATCAAAATATGTGTTTTTGAAATAGTCGCAGGTTTGATTTATTTCAGTTTCAACAAGCATATCAGTGCGTAAAGGAACATCGCCATTGCCGTCATAGTTTACCCAGTCGTAGTATAAACTTCCTGTAGATTCATATAGTTGATTTTCAATAGCACACTCGGATCTAGCTTGTATTGCGATTTGTTTTAGGTGGTCTGCTTCAACAAGTTTTTGATCTATATCTAATTTGTTATACTCGTCAAGCATGAGAGTATAGTCTATATCGATATCTATTTCTTTTATCAGCATACCACTATTTATTGAGTTTTAAAAACCGATTGGTTCGCTTACTAATATCAGTTTTAAGTCGTTCTAAATCTAGTCTAAAATCTACAGTTGATATTGTTTCTTCGTATTCATTAAAAAATTCGTCTAGAACAGTTTCGGGATCGTCACCAAGATCCCGATTCATCATATCAATTTCCCAAATCGTTTTATCCTGAAATGTAACCACTAAAGTGTTAACATAGTCTAGCGGGATGTAGTCCATGTTAATTTCACGAAATATATTTTCCCAATAATCTTTTCCGTGCTGTGGTTTTCTATTAGGCACTCTCTGTAGATTTCTTTGCTGCTGACTTTCTCTTTGTAGGAACCAGCTCTTCTGCTTGCTCTCTAAGGGCTTTTGCTTCTTTGAAAAGTGCGTCTGCCTGTGAACGGTATTGAGCAGCAAGGTCTGCATCACTAAGAATACCGTCATCTACTGGTGCTGTTTCAGTATAAGTAGCAACAGGATCTACATTTTCTTCGACTGGAGCAGGTTGTTTTGTTGTGCCATCTGGTCCCTTAAGAGCTAGATCTGCAACCGTAACGCCTTTCTGCTCTGCAACAATTTTATTTAAATCTGATAGTTTTACACTTGACGTAGTGGTAGGAGTCATTTCGATCAATTCAGTTGATACTTTACTCATCTTTCCTGTGGTATGAAATCCAGCTAACATATTGCGTCCATCAGGCAAAGTTGTGCGTCCCATCTGTTCTGCAAATTCGTAAGCCTGTTGACCTGAAGCTGATTCAACTGCTGTCATTAATGCATCATGTTCTCCAGAATCAAGAGACTCAGTAGGAATGATAAGACAATGTTCTGGCTCCCCAGGAACTACTCTGTATGCAACGATTACTTTTTTTTGATTAGAGGCTATTCTGCCTACATGTTTAAGCGCCATTTGTCTCTCCATTTGTTTCAGCAGCAGCTTCAGCAGCAGCAGCTTCTTGAGCTTCTTTTGCAGCTTTAGCTTGCTCTTCTACATCTTTTAAAAATGCATCTAATTTGTTGTAAAGTGAGCCTACATTGGCTAATTCGTTTGCTTTGAATGCACTACGTTCAGTAGCCAATTCAATAATTGCACGTGCCAATGCAAGATCTTGAATATTTAATTCGTTGCTATTAGTTTGAGCTTGTGCTTCAGTCATTGATATAATTCTCCTTATGTTGTATATACCTAAATCTAGTTATTCGTATTTTAAATGTGGACAAGCAAGTAGAAAGAAACTTAATTCTTTTTTTGATTCAAAACCAACTGTGTATACACTTTGTATACTGTGCATTTGTTCGTCTTCTTTTAAACCTACATTTTGTCCAAAAAAGTAACGTCCGCTTAAATGATCCTCAATCCATTCGCAAATTGCTCTTTCTAAGTTATAACGCCTTGCAACATCAGTAGTTGCAAAGGTAGGAGGGCAAAATTTTACCCTCCTAAGTCGCAAGATATCTAAAGGATTGGGATCTTTTAACTTCACGCAGCCTCCTCGTAGTGAGCAGTAACACCAAACGGTCCTTCAAGATTTTTATCGTGATTGCTGTGGATAATAAACACAGTGTCACAGTAATCAGGGTCGCCCCAGCTATCCCAAGCGTAGCCGTCTGTAAACATGATGAATTTTTTAGGCTGAATATCGCGATCTTTCATGTATTTCCAGTTTGCCATAAAATCGGTGCCACCACCTCCGGCAATTTCGTATTCGCTAATATCACGGCCGTCGTCTGCAATAAAATCGTCCTCATTGTAAACGCTAGTGTCAAAACACCATACTTTAATTTTATAGTCTTGGTATTCTTCCATAATACCTTTTATTTCACCTAAGAAGTCAGCTGCCTGAGCATTGCCGATACTACCTGACATGTCAATACTTACACAAATGTCAATAGTATCTTGGAAGTTCATGCCTGGCAAGATTGCACCGGTATGCCAGCCTTTGCGTGAAGGACGACTAAATGTGTAATCGCTTTTAATAGTGCTTTGGATTTGTTGACGTAGCAATTCACGCCAGTTCATTTTGGATTCAGTAAGGTCTTTGATAATACGTTGCACCCCTGCAGGAACATTGCCAGCGCCAGCAGTTTGTGCAGCATTGATCATTGCCTCTTTGATCTCGTCTTTAATTTGATCAAGTTCTTCTTTGGTGTATTTAGGACGCCCCTTGCCTTTACCTTCTTGATCACCGTCACCTTCCAAGTCCAAATGTTCGTCTAGCATTTCTCCTAGTTCTTGCAAAAATTCTTCGCCATTCTTTTTGGCTTGATCAAACAGCTCGTCATAAACTTGCTCGCTGCTCCAGCCACGATATTTAAAGTCTTGGAAGCAATCTACAATCTTTGGTTTCGCACCAATGCCTTGATCTAACAGTTCGTTGTTTACAATATAATCTGCTGCAATGTTATATAGCATCGGATTACGATCATGTCGCCTACCTAAGTGATCGTATACCATGTGAAAAATTTCATGGGCAATAACAAACTCAATTTCTTTATTATCCATTGCGTTGAAAAACTGAGTGTTGAAAAACAAATTACGTCCGTCTACGGCAGCAGTCATAAGCCATTCATCTGCTGCTTGGATGTTAAGTCTTGTAGCCATGTTGCCAAAGAATGGATGCCGTAGAAGCAGCCCAACACGAGCAGTTACAATACGATCCAACACTTCTACACGCATTGCTTCGAGTGCATCGGGCGTAATGTCAGGATCTGGTTGCCATTGTTTCAGTTTACTTTGAGTGTCTTTAGCAGTCATGATAACCTCTAATTTCAGTGCCTATGTTTCATACTAGCAATATTTAAAAGATTTGTCAACCTCTAAATAGAAAAAGTGGACGGATTTCTCCGTCCACCTTATGGCTTCATTAGGCCCCACGTGCAGCCTGGATATACTTACCATAGCGATCGTGGAACTCATCAAAGCATTCAACTTCGTCCGGATCAATCGGAAGAGCATATTGTGTAAGAGCAAGTTTAATACCCATAACAACCAACTCTGTTTCAAAGTTGTCCATTGCAAAACGCAAAAAGTTGTTAACTTTATCGTCAAACTTTTTATCGTTTGCATCGCTGGCTTCTTTGAGTTCGTAGCAGAGAGACACAGTCAAGGAATACTTGGCACTGATTTCTTGCGTTTTCAACTCTTTTACTTTGCCTAACAAGATGTCCGAAGGATTAGGCATATTTGCAGCAACTTTACGGTGTGCCATAAACTTAACTGCAAGACCTTCACCAACAGCACCTGCCACAAGATCTGTTGTAGTATATTCGTCTAGATCATCTTCTAGCAACTCACTTACAAACGACCAAGAACGAGGTGTAGCAAACGACCGGCTTGCACTTTTAGGATCGAAATCATAAAGATCCTGTTTAGCAAACTGCAAGTAACCTACAACGTCTTGGTTGATCTTGTTGTTGACAGCCCATTCGAACCAGTCATCAAAGTTTACACCCATTTCAAGGTGCACAAAACGGTTAGCAAGTGGAGCAGGCATACGATATGTAACGCCTTTATCTGCTTCACGGTTACCAGCCGCAACAATGATAACATTATCGGGCAACTTGTATTGACCTACCCGGCGATTCAGAATCAACTGATATGCCGCAGCCTGCACTGCCGGTGCAGCACTGTTCATTTCGTCAAGGAAAAGAACAATGTGGTCATATTGTGCAGCCATTGCCTCGTCGGGCAATTCTGCTGGCGCACCCCAAACCATTTTGCCTTGATTGGCATCAAAGTAGGGGATACCTTTGATGTCGGTGGGTTCCCACAACGACAGTCGAATATCAATTAGATGTGCATTAGACAGACTATTTGTAATCTGTGCAACAATATCGGATTTACCGATACCTGGAGGACCCCAAAGGAAAATGGGGCGTTGTTTACGCATAGCAAATTGCAGTGCGTTTTTAGCTTTCTTCGGTGTAAGAACTCGTGCTTCTGACATAACGTATTCCTTTTGTTTCAGTGCCTATACAAATAATATAGTGTATAACACCTAAGAGGTCAACCTCTTTTTTGTAATTTTATGCTGAAACTTCCAGGATTTTTTGGATTTTGTATGCACTCTCTTATATGGGGATGATTGTCTGCCCATATGTTCAATTCCTGCATCATCGCTCCTTGCCCTGTAATAACGTGACACTTTTTGTGTCCGCTATAATAAGCGGCTGTGACTTGACGGTTGAAATATTGCCATGCTGTATGAATGTGCTGTCCGTGAAGATCTATGCGCATCAGCCTATTTTGATGCCTGCTCCTGCTTTGCCTTCGCCTAAATGTAATATAATGTCATTTATAGTGTTTAGGTTTATTTGTTCAGACTCTGTCATACCTGGAGTAATGCGATTCATTAAATCACTTAAATCTACCAAGAACCGGCGATAATCTTCAGATTGCTCGTCTAATGGAATGTATACTAATCTGAATAAAGGATTGTTAGCTTCGTCTATAGCTGTATCCTCTTTGAGGATGTTAATAAATTTTTTGATATCGTCTGACATTATTGTTCTCCACGTTTGTATTATTTATCTGTTTTTTGCCTATTAAGAGCTTTTGTTATTCCGTATTTTCTTATATCGCCGCTAAAAAGAGTCAATTCAACTGCTCGTTTTTCGTGTGTAACCGTAAGGCTCCGATTGGTTAGATAATACGGACAATCTATAAATTGATCTAAAAAAATAATCACTTGAGTAGTTATAGTCATATCTCTTGGAAAAGGAATATCGTATGTAGTGATTTCAATTTGTTGAATTGTATCGTAGCCCTCTTCTGTTAATCTTAATCCGCCCTTATCTTTGTTGCGTGTATTATGCCACCATACAGGCAGCATTGCTTTAACATTACTTTCGTTTGTGCTTTGTCCTAACATACGTAAAAATAGTTTGGTGTATGTTATTTTATCAGTCATTGCTTTGTAAAATTGTGCCTTGAGTGAGTTTTACAACATCGAACTCATCCGACTTGAACATTTCGTTTAATTTTTTAGCAAGATTAAATGCATGTCCAGGGTTAGAAAAACTTGTTTTTTTATATTTAGGACCAGGATAATTTGTAATAGCATTGCTGCTTTTTAAATTAAATGGTTTTCCTTTATAGAATACTGCCCATATTGCTTCCGCATCTAGCACTTGTTCGCACTTATAGGTTGCACTATTGGTGTATTCTAATAAAACAGTAGGTTTAGGTCTACTCATATCTTAACTCCATTATATACGTATTTATCATATTAGGAGTTATATGGTAGTTTTTTATTATGTCCAATCAGCGGAAGAACTGCCCATTGTTACAATAATATCCTCGTTACTTCCGCCATTTTCTTTAATAAACTTTTCCATGTCGCCGTTCAATCTTGCCATTGCAATTCCCAAAGCAAAGGCAATATTTTTTGCCTGCTCAATAGGAATCTTAACCTCTTTAGCACGACTTGCATCAGCCTGCTTTACCATTGCAATCAACTGCTGTAATGGTTGAGTATTAAGAGGTTCGATTGACATTACTTAATGCTGCTTTCATTTCAAATTCTGTTTTGAACGGACCTATAAATTCGTTACGCTCAATAGTAATTAGCTTTGGGCAAAAACTTTTCAACCAATTGACATTGAATTTTACAAGATAGTAGCCTGCACAATATACACTCTTAGACTTTTCACTCTTAGTAAAGAGAGGTAGTTTTTGCCTGATATCGAACATACTGTTGTATGGCTGTGTTCTAGTAGGATAGCCATGAACTTCTAGTTTATTTGCAGATTCAGGGCTTTCTTGAATACTAGCAATCAGGAAATTTTTTCCAAATGTTTTACGAAGCTGGTTTTCACTTTTATAAAAGTCCGTTTTGCCACTTGTGGTAACAACAAATCCATCTTCGCTTTTGCTTAGAGTTCCTACTTTTTCACCTGCATTTTCTACAATCCAAAACTTGTCTTGTAAAATTGGTTTTGCTTTTAATGTCATACTTTATATCCTGCTTGTAAAGGCTCAGAAAATGCTGCTGCTTGATCTGCAATACGTTGCATATCCCAGCGAGCACAAAACTTCATAAGACGCATACCGACTTGACTAATTTGTTTTGTTTCTACACTGCGAACTGTATTGTCAATTTCTTGTCGAATATCATCTGGCTGTGCAGTTAAGTCACACAGCGTAACATTTCGTGTGTAATCATCTAGCACACGATGTTCAACACCTTCATGATCTACCCACCGCTGTAGCATCATGTTGTTCCAGTTGAATCCTTTAGTATCTTTGTCAGCAAATGCTTCTAGCAACCCCACCTTGTTCTTAGTGCCTTTCTTGCGAACACCTGGATATGCACTAAACACATTATCACTAGTATCGCCACGCATACACTTTTCAAATAGCAACCATTGTGGATCGGGGGCTGGCTTCTCTTCTTTAGTTTTCTTGTCAACAACAGGTCTACCTTTGTCATCAAAATAACCTTCGTGTGTAATAGTTGTGTTACTAACACCGTTGTATTGACGCACGTTAGGAGCAATTAATTGTGCAAAGTCGCCGTCGGTAGAAATTATAACATGATCGTCATTGGGATGATTTTGTATCCAGCCTGCAATAAGATCATCTGCTTCGAGAACTGTATTATGCATTACAGTGCAATTGGTCTTGGTGCTAACAAAATCTTTGAACTCGTCAAAGATTTCCCAAAACACTTTATCTTCTTCTGCTTCACGTGGAGTAAGAGCATCACGTGCTTCTTTACGGTTGCGCTTGTAAGGCTCGTAATAATCTTTACGCCAGCTACGTCCTTCTAAACAAAACACCACATGATCACCTTTGAAGTCTTGCCAAGCCTTCTTAATGCTGTTAAGTGTAATATGCATTGCCATGCCTACTTTTGTGTCAATGTCGCCACGAACTACGTGACGAGCACGGAAAAAAGTATTTGCTGTATCAACTAGAATGTATGTTGCCATGTAACTCTTCTTCTATATAGCGTTTCAGTTCATGATCACCGACGTTGTCGGGAATCTCGTTTTTGTAGAATAGGCGATAGCTGTCACTGCCATACTTACCAATTCCATATAATACTGTAGCATCTTTTCCGTCCCATGTCAAGTAATCTTTTGACATTTTCCTTAGCCTATTTTCACGAACATTTACCATGCCCAATGGCTGAATAATTTTCTTTACAGTATCCGGAGTGGTTGTTAAGTAGTGGATTGGTGTAGGACAAACAGCAAATAAAGCAGGAAGAACACGCTTAACCTGCTTGCGATTTGTTTGATTAAGGCAAATCACGCCAACCATGTGTTGCCAAACACTTTTCACTTGCTGTTGGACCATAAGGTCATCACGCATTACGACACCTCACTGCGTCCTTTATCAATAGGAATAACATTTATATATCCTGCTCCTCTACTGGTGTCCATACCTTCTGCTTCTAACATATTATATACTATATCTCTGAACCATCTGTCAACCACTTCTTCTTCAGGATCAGCCGCTTCGCCGTATCCAGCTTCTAATAACTGTGCTATAAAATATTCGTTCCAATCTAATTCAAAAAATCCATTGCGCACATTTTCATCGTTAACTTTGATATCTAAAACATTTACCCAAGGCTCCTTACGGCGTGTCGCATATGCTTTTGGATCCTTCTTTTTAAGCAGTTTCATCTCGTCAGCTTCCACTTTTGCTTTTTCTTCTGCAATACGCTGTTCTTCTGCTTCAATACCTGTAATTTTTTTAAGCCATTGTTTCATAATTGTTTCCTTATCTTTTCATATTGTTCTTCGGTATGAACGCCCTTGGAGTATTTTTTGATTTCGTCATGTTCCCCAGGCATTTCCGAATAAGCTAATATGGAGTCTAGGTGTGAAGCGCCACCCTCTTTCCATGCAGAGGTCTGCAACTTCTTTGACGTTGAGCGTGTATTCTTCCGAACGACCACCGAGCGGCATAAGGTATACAGGGCACTCAACCCCTGCTTCGCGATACGCAGCAACAGCTTTGCTAACTTCGTTAACATCGTCCTTATCAGCAACAACGAACTTAAGATAAAGATCACTGCCATCCACAGTGGAATACTGAAGAGCAACGTCAGGCTTAATAGCATCATCCCAAGACTCGCCTGATACGGAGAGCTTTGGTGAGCAGCTGAAAGTGACTTGAATTCTTCTGTTATGTTCGAGATAATCGAGTAGATCTTTATGTAGCATCTGTGTAGTATTGGTTTCAAATGTAACATTTTTTAAATCTTTCATTTTAGGGTGTTCAAACAACTCAACATAAAGTCGTTGCCAAGCAAGAAGAGGCTCCCCGCCTGTCATAATCAAGTGGATATCTTGACCGTTATCCATAGTCCATTTGCCTTCTGGCAACAAACTAATCAAATGTTCTACAACATCATCAACTTCTGCATTTTTGTTAAAATGCTTAAATTCTGGATAGATACTTGCATACGTATCGCAACCTGTATGAATAATAGGCAAATCCTCAAATTTTTCTGTAGTTTCATGAATGCCTGCATCTAGCAATGCTTTTACTTCAGGATTGTAACGATTGCCTTCTGCATGTTGTTCCCAACGATTCTTATCCTTAGGAAGTCCAAAATTCATGCAACGAAAGTTACAACCAAAAGTGCGTAGGAATACGCTGGGCACTCCTACATATTTACCTTCGCCTTGCACACTATAAAATGCTTCACTATAGCGTAACTTCATTACAGTTCCTCCGCAATACCAAGTAGTTCAGCAACAAGAAAACCACTTGCTAACCAAACTACACTGCCTGTATACAAACATACAGCACATCCTGCTATACGCACGGCACTCTTAACTAAACTAATATAAAAGTGTTTTTTACTTACATCTACTGGTTCTGTCATCTTGGTGCATATCCTTGTTGTAATTTGATATTGTCCATGAATTCTTTTTTAACACCTGGATCGGATCTAAAGCAGCCTTTTAGCACAGTTGTTTGTGTTAGTGAACTATGTGCCATAATGCCTCTATTTTCGCAACATCCGTGTGTTGCTTGGATATAAACGGCAACATCTTCGCTACCTGTAGCGTTCATAATTTCTTTAGCAATATCCATAGCAAGTTCTTCTTGCAGTGTGCCACGTCTAGCACACCATTGTGCAATACGTGTGTATTTGCTAAGTCCAATAAGTGTATCGGCTGCAATGATACCAATGTAGGCTACACCGCTAACCGGCTGATGGTGGTGTGAACAAACACTCTTTAGTTCACTTCGCACAACTAGCATACCATCATATCTATCATTTGTGTGATTAGGAAAGGCTGTAGCATTAGGCCTTTTGTAGTAACGTCCACGCATTAGTTCATGTATATACATTTTTGCCAAACGCTTTGCAGTTTCGTTACTGTTAGGATCGTTTTCAGTGTCAATAATAAGTGTATCTAATACATCTTGAAACTTGTATGTAAGTTCGTTTTGTATTTCTTGCAGTTCCCATTCACTAATATGATCACTAATGTTGTCATTTGCGTAAAATCTTACGCCATTTTTTTGCAATCGTTCGCGGACGATTTCGCTTACTTTTACTTCTTCTGTCATTATATTCTCCGAGTTATTGACGAGGATGTCATAAAAAATGG